AAAGGGATTGCAAGTATTCTGCCATATTTTCCTTTGCCTAATGATTGAATTAAAAATGAGCCTACGCATAGTTCTGATAATCTTGCTGATGCTTTCTTACCTAATGCTTTTTCTTCTAAGTTGCGAGTTCTTGACTCAGGAGTATCTATACCTGCCAACCTGCAGCGTTGTTTATGAAGAAAGACACTAAACCCTAAGTCAAGAGTAACATCAATGGTATCACCATCAACTACCCTTTCTAGTATTGCTCGGTAAACAAATGGTGTGACAGTGTTTGACATAAATTAAATAGGTGCATCTGCACCTTCAGTTTCTACTGCTTGGCTTTGCCGATATTGAGAGCCATTAGTTCTAAAAATTTATAGAACTTAGCAATCATTTTATCGTCTTTTGGAGTTGGCGTTAATGCACAGATAATTGATGCTAGGCATACAACACCTGTAATAATTCCAATCCATTCTCCTATAATTCCCATAGTATTCTCCTATATGAAAATTCAAGGCTATCAGATTTAAGGCTCTATTGCTAGGTTTTCTGTTGTTACTTTTCGGTAGTAAACTACCACATCTTTCAACTCTGTAATGTATCTTTTGATCTCTTGCATATTGTATGCCATGACTTCATAGTCAGGAATCGTCATAGCAAGGAATACTAACTCACCTTCTTGTTTTTCTATTCTTGCTAATTGTTCATCCCAGTTATCAGGCGTAACAGCTATCCACTGCAATTCTTTTAGATCAATTTCTCTAGGCATGATAGGTTGAACTATCTTGCGCTCAATAGGCTTCGCAGTTACTTGTATTTGCTTAGTTGGAATTAGGCTGCAACTGCAAACCATCATCAAGGCTATCAACGGTGTCGCAACCATCATCAAGGCTATCAACGGTGTCGCTGAGTTTCTCAATATCTTCCATGATATGTTTTGTACCATTGTTTATTTTCCTCTCCATTTCTATGGGGTCACTTAAAATTTTAGCAGTTAATTCATAGTTCTGTATGAACTGAGTATATCTGTTTAACTCTCTTTGAGCAGCTTGGCTCTTTACTGAAAGGTCCTGCAACTGTTGTGTTTGCATCTCAAAGTCTTTTTGGATTGTCTTAATTGCTTCCTCTTGGGTGGCAACTGCACCCTCTAAAACTGAATTATTTGTTTGCAGTATTTGATTTTGGCTATATAGATAATATGTACTTATACCAAGCATGATTATAATTCCTATGAATATCTGTTGCATCACATATCCTCTATTATGTAATTAAGACCACCTGCACTTCTGTACTCTATTGTCTTGTTATTTAGATCACGAAACTTTAAATGGTTTTCTTTTTGCACAATTATTTTTTTGCTTATGTAAACCTTATCGTCTGCATCTCCATACTCTTTGTTAAAGGATACTCTTATTTGATAACGATAAATAAAAAGGCTTATGAACCAATCAAAAATTTTTCTCATAACCACTATCCCATGTAAATATATTCAAGGCTTTTGCTTTTCCTTTAACTATTATAGGTTCTAAGAGTTTTAAATGAAATCCACAATAGGCTTCAGTTTGCTCACCTATTAACAAGTCTACTCCTCTATCTTTTGTAGCACTTTCTAGTCTAGCTGCAGTGTTTACTGCATCTCCTATAGCTGTGTAGTCAAACCTTGATTCACTACCCATGTTGCCTATGATTGCTTCGCCTGAATTGATGCCTATGCCTATAGCAATAGATGGTAAACCCTCATCCTTTAGTTCAACATTTACCTGCTTAATGTTTTCAATAATATCTAAGGCACATTCTACAGCTACTCTACTATGATTATATAAATCTAAAGGTGCATTAAATATTGCCATCATTGCATCGCCTATATACTTATCTACCATTCCACCATGCTTCTGAACTGCTATCTGTTGCGCTGTTAAAACTTTATTCATAATGTAAGTAACTTCTTCAGGCGATACAGATTCAGACAGGGATGTGAAACCTCTTAGATCAGTAAACAAGAATGTACAAGTGCGTTTCTCTCCACCCAACTTCAATAGATCAGGATTCTTTTGCAATTCCTTTACTTGTCTTGGGTCTAAGTAATGCTCAAACTGTTTTTTAATTTGTTGTCTGAGTTTGTATTGTTCTCTGAAGCGCATATAAAAAGCCACGCTTCCTATAATAAATTGACTGACTAAAGTCCAACTCACATTAATTAATATACCCTTGTGGATAAGTGCATAGCCTGTATAAGCTGTGGACATAAATATTAAAAAAGCCACAGATATACCTAGAGTTATGCCTAAATAATTTAATGCAATCCAAATCAGCAACCCAGTAAGCAAGAAAATACCAAGCTCTAAAGATATAGACCAATCAGGTATGTACAAAGAATCTTCTATTAATATTGATTCAGATAAAGCTGCTTGTATCTTATGAGGTTCTAATAAGCCTACAGGAGTTGCAATTTGTGGCATTACACCACGAGCAGTAACACCTACAAAAACAAACTTACCTGCAACATCCATTTCTTGAAGCGTGGTTTGTGGGGTGTCTACCCAACTAATCCACTGCCTACCATATTTATCTAATTTTGTTGGTGGCAATCCTCTGACTGCTATTTCTTCTATTCCTAAATCAGAGCCTTTGATAATGTAAGTTTCTTGTTGCGCTAATGTTTTTAGTACCTCTGTACCAAAAGATGCAACCCAACCATTAGGTGTCTGCATAAGCAATGGTATCTGCCTGACTAAGTTATCTACTTCTGTTGGTGCTGAAGCTATGCCCTGAGATGCAATAACTCTAAGCATAGGTATGTTTTGTGTTACTCCACTGGCTTTTATGCCAGTAATATTATCACCTAAAATAACTGTTCCGTTGCTTGGTGGATATTCTCCGTTCTCGCTTTCAAACATTGCTAAAACTGACGGTGCATATCTAAGGCTTATAGCAAAAGCACTATCACCACCAAACCTATCTTTATCAGCAAAAGCAATTACCCAACCTACTCCAGTAGCGCCATTTTCAATTAATTCTTTTTGTATCTCAGCCAGTCTTTTTCTTGGGAAGGGATAACCACCCTCTGCTCTTACATCTGCATCCGTTATATTAAGCACTGTAAAGAATCCTGTAGGCTCTTTTTTAGGCACTAGGTAATCAAAGGATTTGAGTTTAAGTATTTCTACAGGAACAAAAGAATAATAAATAGGCAATCCTAAAAGCATTATAAGTATTGGAAATATTAACTTCTTCATTAATCACTCTGAGTTATAGTAATATTACTACTGCTACCACCGTTTATCAAAACAGTTTTACTAACCCCATTTTGTATTATTAATACAGTATAGCTTCCACTTCCATCTAAATCCAACCTTGCAGTATCATTACCTGCACGAATAAGCGTGACTATCTGCCCAGTTACAAAAGTCGTAATTCCTGTGTCAGTGTCTTGACCTATTTTTGTTCCAGTAATTTTTATAGAAGTTGCATCTTGTGAAATAGCATCTTTTTCTTCACCTACTGCTAATGAATCTAAAATGTCTAATAAATCTTCTAGGAAATTGCCGTCAAGATAGTTAATGTCTAACTCTGTGAATTCTAAATCAGCTTCAGCATCCAAGTATTCATTTGATAAGAAGTCCACATCAAGACCATTAAAATCTAGAATATTTGCAGTTTTAGCCACTTCTTCTTGTGATTCCAATTCTTGTCTCTTAGGTGGGGTAACAATCAACATATTATCAATAGCATCTAAAGTTAAATCTAATATTACTGGTTTGGATGGTGAGTTCTCAAAGACTGACACTGTGGTAGCTTCAAAGGGTTTAGTTAAACGCACTGTGCCTGTCGCTGTGGCTACTTCTATCTCACCACTAGATAATCCCATAGAATCAGGCAAAAGAATGATTAGAGAGCGCCCTAGCTCGTCTACTGTTGCGGTGAAATCAGTACCAAGGATTGCAATATTGGCTGTAGGAGTCTTTAGCGTAATGTTTTTCTTATCTATCTTGCTTAATTTGCCTGTGATAAACCTAGCTGTGCCTACACCAAAGGTCA